TATAGGAAGAAGTGAACCTGTTTATACATATGAAAGAGGTGAAAGAGATATTTCTTTTAATTTAAAGTTAGCAGCACAAACCAAATCAGAATTAAGTTTTATTTATGAAAAAATGAATAGATTAACATCACTTGCGTATCCACAATATGATACTGATGAATATTTAGGTGGCAATAAAGTAAGAATGAAACCACCATTGACATTATTTAGATTAGGAGATTTATACGGTACAACAAATGATGAAATGACAGGATTCATAAAATCTATTTCATACACAATAGATAACTCATCACCTTATGAAACAGAGGTTGGGGCAAGAGTTCCACATCATATAAATGTGGCTTTAACTTATCAAGTGATTCACAGTGAAGTTCCAAGTCTTGATACTAAATTCTATGGTTTTGATGGATTTGCAGTTGGTGTGGGTCGTAATTTTTAATAAAGGGATAAACAATGGCTAGATATGATGAAACAAATATAAGAAAAAATCAAGATACAAATAAATCTTATTACAATACAACGATTTATAAAGAAGTACCTGAAAGAAATGATGATTTGTATTTCATTTCAACAGAAGGTGATAGATGTGATAATTTAGCCAATAGGTTT